GACATTTACCTCATGTGTTTTCATCCAGAAGATGAAGAAGAGGACGAGGAAGTTGAGTTTTTGGACACCGGAGATTGGACGCCGGACAACGAGTTTATGATGGTCTTGATACAAAAGTTTGATGAATTAGAAAAAGCTAGTGACAATTTACGCAAAACTGGATACTATGACAACTGGCCTAAGGATTATTACGAGGGCACAGTTTTAAAACGACAGTCTTATAGGAGATATAGACATGGGAAAAAAATTTCCAGACCTAAATAAAGATGGAAAAATTACCAAAGCCGATATATTAATGGGCAGAGGTATAATCAAAAAGAAGAAGAAGAAAAAGAAGACTTCTAAGAAAAAAACTAAAAACAATAAGAGGAGGGCGTAACAATGCCAGGAATGAAGAAAAAAGTAAAAAACAGCATGATGGGTATGAAGCGTGGTGGTAAAGTCAAAAAAGGTATGAAGAAACGTACTAAGAAAAAAGACAAGAAAAATAAAAAAAGAGTACCTAAACGTGGCGGCGGCATGATGAAAGCTGATTTAAGAAAACCGTAATATGACAAAACTTTGTCCCAGAGGTAAGGCTGCAGCGAAACGAAAGTTTGATGTTTATCCATCAGCTTATGCGAACGCTTATGCCTCTAAGATCTGCGCTGGAAAAATAAAAGATCCCTCTGGGAAAAAACGAAAAGACTTTCGAGGAAGCAAAGCCAAAGGCGGTTTGGTTGAAGCAACCAAAAGACTAAAAGCACAAGGTCTTAAAAATGGTGGGCGTGTAAAGAAAAAATTTGTAGCACGCGGTTGTGGTGCCATTATGTCGGGCAGAGCTAAAGTAACAAAGGTTGCTTAGATGTCTGGACACAAAGGACTAGACAAATGGTTCAAACAAGATTGGGTTGACATAGGGTCTAAGAAAAAAGGCGGCGGCCATAAAAAATGTGGTCGATCAAAACAAAAAGCAGACGCCAAAAGAAAATATCCAAAATGTGTACCTGCTGCAAAAGCAGCGAGGATGTCAGACAGTCAGAAGCGTTCTGCTGTATCACGTAAAAGAGCCAAGGCACAAGGTGTCGGTGGCAAACCAACAAATGTAAAAACATTTGCAAACAGAAAAAAAGCAGCGGACGGCGGATACATAGGGAGTTTTATTGACTTGACGTATCCTGAGGGCAAAGGAACGTACAAACGTACAGGCAACCCAAGTTCAAAAAAATATTATAAATCTCTCGGTATCATCTAATGAAGCAAAAGAATAAAAATAAGGTTAAAAAAGTTATTAAAGGTTTGACCAAAGCATCCAAGACACATGCGGCGCAAGCCAAAACTTTGAAAGGTGTTCTAAAAAATGGCAAAAGATCCAAAAGTAGGAACAGGTAAAAAACCAAAAGGTTCTGGCAGACGGCTTTACACAGATGAAAATCCAAAAGATACGGTAAAGATTAAGTTTGCAACACCAACAGATGCACGAAAAACAGTTGCTAAAGTTAAAAAAATAAATAAACCCTACGCACGTAAAATTCAAATACTGACAGTTGGTGAACAACGTGCTAAAGTGATGGGCAAATCACAAGTAGCAGGTATTTTTAAAAAGGGTAAAGAAGCTATTAGGAAGAAGCATGGCAAGAAAACAGGATAAACAACCACCGAAAACTAAGAAGTATTTCAGGTCTACCAAGTCTGGAGCAGGCATGACCAAGGCTGGTGTTGCCAAATATCGCCGTGATAACCCTGGATCGAAGTTAAAAACAGCTGTAACAGGTAAAGTAAAGAAAGGCAGCAAAGCTGCGAAGAGACGTAAATCCTTTTGTGCACGAAGTGCGGGGCAAATGAAGAAGTTCCCGAAAGCCGCAAAAGATCCTAATTCTAGGTTGCGTCAAGCTCGTAAGCGCTGGAAATGCTAGAGAGTCCGCCTCTTTGCAAACACTGTGAACATAGCTGCCATTGTGGTAATGGAGGTTCTTGCCCGATTGAGGACTGTGATTGTATTAATTGTGAGCATAATGCTCTAGATGAATTTTGGAGAAACTTAGATGCCCCTGAACAAGAAAGGTAAGAAGATATTAAAATCCATGAAAAAAACTTATGGTAAAAAGAAGGGAAAGAATGTATTCTATGCCAGCGTTAACAAGGGTAAGATTAAAGGCGTAAAAAAAGGTAAGACCACATGACCGACATGAACAAAAACAGAGTCACTCAATATTTCCAACTATTGGAAGAAGCAAGAGAAAAAGGCGACGAAGATAAAATTCAAGAACTTAAATTAGATTTACTACGCGAGTTTGACATACAGGCAAAAGATGGCGGCCGTATTGGTTTTCAAAGAGGACGAAGCGTGCAGCCAGTAGAGATTCCTGGCCCCGCTCAAGAAATGCAAAAAGAAATGCAACGACTTATGGACGAACGCGGCATGTCAAGAAAAGATGCAGAAGAAGAAGCAGAGATAAATTTATTTGGCCCCTCTGCAATGAAACTGAGAGATTCTAAAAATGGAATAGCTTCAATGTTGGCAAGCGCAGATGACGATGAATACAAGTCACCTCCATTCCTCGATGACCCTGAAGGCAGAATGAGCACAGATGAGCTAGAGTCTATTATGCAAATCATGAAAGAAGGTCGACTATCCGAACTAGAAGACAGCGATCAGTTTATGATTTATGATTTACTCTTAGAAAAAGACATGTTGCCAGACGGCATCGATTCTTTTGAAGATTTTAAACGAATGTATTCAGGACAAGATTCAATGATGGCTTCACGTCGTGGTAGTGAAGGCATAATGCAAATGGTAGGTTAAGATGGCAATTGATAGGGAGATGCCGCTCAAAGAACAAATGAAGTTCGATATTCGAGCGCAAGAAGTAGATATTATGGACGGCGACCCAGAGCTCGATGCTGACGGTGGCGCAACTATAAACTTTGGCTCATCACAACCGATGATGGGTGGACACAATGAAAACCTTTCTGAGAACATGGAAGAAGGCGATCTTGACGTAATTGCAAGAGAACTTTCTGATGCGTATGAAGGCGACAAAGATTCTCGTGAAGAATGGTCGTCGACCTATGCAGAAGGACTAGAGTTGTTGGGCATGAAATACGAAGACCGGACAAGTCCCTTTCCAGGTGCATCAGGTGTCTCTCACCCGTTGCTCGCAGAATCTGTAACACAGTTTCAAGCACAATCTTACAAAGAATTATTTCCAGCAGGTGGACCTGTAAAAACACAGATTATGGGCATGACCAATCCACAGGTCGAAGCTCAGTCAAAACGTGTTAAAGAATTTATGAATTTCCAACTTACCCACGTCATGGAGGAATACGAACCCGAACTTGATCAGATGCTTTTTCATCTCCCCCTATCAGGTTCGGCGTTTCGTAAAATATATTTTGACAATACTTTAGGACGACCTGTCTCTAAGTTTGTGTCATCAGAAGATCTGGTCGTTCCGTACCAAGCTACAGACCTACACACATGCTCACGCATTACACACGTTGTTAAAATGATGGCTAACGATTTAAGAAAATTTCAAGTGTCTGGTTTCTATCGTGACATTCCTGTGGGCAGTCCTTCTAACGATTCTGATGTCAGCGAAGTACAATCAAAAATAGACGAGCTGGACGGCAAGCATAAAGTTTACACAAAAGATGATATCTACACTCTTCTTGAAATGCACGTTGACCTCGATCTTCCGGGCTATGAAGATGCCAATGAGGCAGGCGAAGAGACTGGTATTCGCTTACCGTATATTGTAACTATCGAAGAGAATTCAAACGAAATACTTTCAATAAGAAGAAACTGGAATGAGACTGATCCACTTAAAATTAAAAAACAATACTTCGTACATTATAAATTTTTGCCAGGTCTTGGTTTTTATGGTTTTGGTCTTATCCATATGTTGGGTGGTCTCACAAAAACCGCAACCTCTGTACTACGACAGCTTATCGATGCCGGCACACTCGTCAACTTACCTGCTGGGTTTAAAGCTCGCGGACTAAGAATCCGTGACGATGATCAACCATTAGTTCCTGGCGAGTTCAGAGATGTTGATGCGCCCGCTGGTGACCTGCGTGCGTCGTTGATGACCTTGCCGTACAAAGAACCATCAGGCACATTATTTAATCTACTTGGTTTTGTAATCGACAGCGGTAAATCTTTTGCAGCTGTAGCTGATATGAAACTAGGCGAAGGTAACGAAGTTAATCCTGTGGGCACAACCATGGCACTGCTTGAGCGTGGCATGAAAGTGATGTCTGCTATTCACAAAAGAATGCACTCAGCGCAAGGTAAAGAATTTAAATTACTATCAAAACTTTTTGCAGAAACATTGCCTCCTGTTTATCCGTATCAAATCGTAGGTGGTAATCAATCCGTCAAAGCACAAGACTTTGATGCACGTATTGATGTGATCCCTGTATCAGATCCTAATATTTTTTCTATTACTCAAAGAGTAACACTTGCACAACAGCAATTGCAATTAGCACAAGCGGCACCGCAGATGCACAATATTCATGAAGCGTATCGAAGAATGTATGAAGCCATGGGTGTACAAAACATTGACGCAATTTTATCGCCACCGCCACAACCACAGCCAAAAGATCCAGCTACAGAAAACTCTGAGATACTAGCAGGCATGCCAGCACAGGCGTTCCCTGGTCAGAATCACGATGCTCACATTGAGGCACACTTTGCTATGATGCACAGCACAGTGGTTAAATCGAGTCCTATTGTTATGGCGAACTTACAAGCGCACATTATGCAACACATATCACTGAAGGCACAAGAAGAGATACAACAAGAAGTTCAAGCGCAAATGCAACAGCTACCACCTGAACAACAACAAATGATGCAGCAACAAATGATGATGGAGATGCAATCAAGAGTTGCAGAACGTGAGTCAGAATTAATTGCAGAGTTTGTAGCAGAGTATGAAGAGCTATTGAAAGATTCTTCAAATGATCCGTTGCTCGACTTTAAACGAGAAGAACTCGAAGTCAAACAACAAGACATAATGCGAAAAGCACAAGAAGCCAATGAACGTCTTGGACTTGAAAAGAAAAAAGTAAAAGATAAAAAAACAACAGATCGTCAAAAGATTAATCAACAAAAAGATGCTATCGCACTTCGGTCTGCTATCGCTACAGAAAAGCTAGAAAAAGATTCTGTAAACAAAGTTATGGACAAAGCAGAAAAGATTACAGCGAACATGGATAAAATAACGGCTAACGTCATGAAGCCTAACGGAGGATTATAATGCCAGGACATACAGGCGGACATGAGGGCAAAGGTTTTGGAAGCGGTTTTGGTAATGGCAGCACTGGTTCAAGTAGCGGTTCAAGTAGTGGCTCAACTGGCGGTGCAACTGGTCCAGGAGGACAAACTCCAGGTCGAGGTCCAGGCGGACGAATGATGGCTGGAGCCTCTCCTGATGATTTAAGTAGAGCGACGACAGAGGGATTTGATACTACTAGAGGTTTTGATCAAAACGTTAGAGACAAAGGCAGTTTTGTTGAAAGAATTAAAGCTGAAGAGGATGAGAGCAATCCAATTAGAGTACAAGACATTGGTAAATTATATGACGCTTTAAAAAATCAAAATATAAACCCAAATCAAGTTAATTTAAAAAACTATACAACCGGTCCGTTTGCTCAAAAAAATGTGGTGATGTTTGGGGATAAAAGGATAGGTCAGTTTGGACAAGTCCCAACGTTTGGTATAAGTGGTTTAGTTTCGAGTATATTTGATTTGGACACAAGAAATCTTATGTTGGATCAATCAACGTTTGGTGATCCGTTTGATGGTCGAGGGGATAATAGAACACCGGATGATATTATGGAGATTTTATATCCGGGAAGTCCGGACGTTCCTGGAGAAGGCGAAGATCGAGGTGAAGGATCAGCCAGGTTACCTAAAGAAGTTCCTGTTATTGGATACGATCTTGCGTTTAAAGATTTTTATGGTCAACAGTTACCAACAAGAGGCTTTAAGCCAATGAGAGATGGTGGCCTTGCGTCACTGCCTATGAATTTTAATCCGATGACAAATGCTAATCCTTTTAGTATGATGATGCGAGGAGG